TTGTAATTCGGGGGTTAGTTCTTGTTCAAACCTAAATCCTAAATCACCTTCCCTTCTTCCTGTTGCTGTACCCGCTAAACCAGTATATGTAAATGGTTCAAAACTAGCTCCGGGAGCAGCTTTAGCTGGTTGAGCCTTTTCTCCACCTAATATTTTTCCTATACTACTACCCATTATTTTATCTCCTTAGTTTTATTTTTTACTCGCCAGACTTGATGTACTAAACCATCTAATCCTATTTCTTCACTATATAATTTAAATCCAAATATTTCTAAAAATTTTTTATGTTTATTGTCTTGAGTATTTTCGTGTAAAGCATATAAATCTTTTTGATAAAACTCTAACAATTTATTTAAAGCTACTTCTAAACTTTTTCTTGTTCTTATATCCCATTTAAAAACATCACAATGTATAAATAAAGAATCACAATAATCTTCTATATATAATATATACCTATCAGTTTTTATTACAGGTATTTTTTTACCCATTAAGCAGTTCTTTTCCACATATACACAACTATGTATGGCTGTAAGTTAGCATCTGTACCACTAGAACCTTCAGTTGAGTTAGTTGTAGCAACGGTAATACCTGTTGTTACTGTTTCAGTTCTACCGTGTGGGTCTCCACTTCTTAAACCATTTGGACCATTTGCAGTTCCTGTTGAACCGTATTGAGGAAACTCTGTGCCTTGAGCAGATAAGTGAAAGTGACCAGAATCAGTTACTGTAGAAGTTGCTGTATGTGTATGACTTACTACAATAGCATCTGCACTACCACCTGTTTCTTCTAATGTATCAAAAGCTGTATCAGCAGCATCTAAACCTACTAATACACGACCTGTACCAAATGCTACCCAAGTACCAAATCCCAGTAAAGTTCCCGGATTAGTAGATACTGCCGCTTGTGTATAAATAGTTCCTACTGGAAATAAAGCTGCTTTAGCTGCAGCAACTGCAGTATCAATAGCATCTTTTATAAATGCTGTTGTACCTATTTGTGTTGAATCTGTACCTGCAGTAGCTGTTGGAGCTGTTGGTGTTCCTGTTAGAGCAGCATTATTAGTATCAGCTTTACTATTTACTGCTGTCTGTATGGCATCAAATTCATCATCTATCTCTGTACCCTTTACAATTTTATTTGCATTACCTGTAGCTAACGCATCTTTTGCTGCAAAGTCTGTTGTTTTTGAATAATTACTCATTATATAATCCTACCCTGTTTAGTGTAAATGTCTAATTTTTGAACGCTTAATAAAGCCCCATCTATTGTTGTTTCAATACCAAGTTGTACTATTGAGCCTGAACCTGATACAGAAGAATCAAGCCTTTCTAAAGAAATACCTGATTGATACTCTGCTACTGTTGCTGCATTACTTCCGTACTCAGCTATTCCGTATTCCGATACCGCTGATTGACTTAGGGTAAATGGAAAACTAAAATAATTAGTTGTATAATCAAAACCACACTTTAAAGTAAATGATTGTGCTGAACTTCCAATAGCTGTAACTGCTGCTCGTTTTAATAGTTTAAGTACATTAGGTGCATTAAAGTCAAAGTGATTAGTAAAGTATGACATAGTATATGCACTACCATTATCATTGTAACCACTATACTCAGCTATACCATCTGTTTGTGTTAGATACATAACTTTACTAGTAGCATCATAAACATAATCAGTATGGTCTAAATTATTCCAAGTAGTTACTCTTAATGAAGCATCTTCTAAAGCACCTCTAGTATCAAATACAAATACTTGTGCTGCTTCCGGTAAACTAATTAAATAAAAAGCTTCTTCAGGAAAGTAACAAGATTTTACTAAACTTAAATCACTTTCTCTGTTTACAATATCCATAAATGTATCTCTAATATTTTTAGATAAATCATTCATTGGTTGTGATTTTTCTTGTATTACTCTACCTAATGAACGTAATCCAGTAGCCGATAAAAATATAATATCATTCCCTATATTTTGTATACTGTCTCTAGCAATACACCCAACACCTTCTATAACTTCTACTAAATGTAAAGTATTTACATCAAAACTTCCTTGAAAACTATCTCGGTCAGAAAATATAATAATATTATTTTTACAAAATATAATTAATCTACCATTATGACCACCTAAACCTGTAATAACATCTTGACCTTTTGGTAATATGCCGGATATATTTAATGTACCTGCACTTCCTGTATTCCATTCTGCACCATTTAATAAGTTACTAAAATATACTGTAGTTTTATTTGTTACTGTATCAGCAGCCCATAAACGACCAAATTCAGAAACAACAATATCAGCTTCCGGAGCTGTACCTGTATAATCAGCGTGTTGGTCTATACTTTTAAATTCATTAGGTGTAGTTTCATTTGTATAATACAAAGGTTTATAATCTCTTTGAAAGAAATATGCCCTATCGTTTAATGTTGCACTACTCCAATTACCAGCACTAATAGTATCAGTAGTGGTAGGGGTGCGTTCTGTTAGTGTAGTTAGCCCTGTATAAAATTTAGTACTAGACCAAGACACTAAAGTATTAGTACCTGCTATATCTAAAAAGGGGTGCATACCTTTTAAGTTAACACCTGTACCACCTGAAGTAGTACGATATGTCCAACCCTTTCTTGCCCCTAGTCTACCAAACTCATCTATAATACAATTATTAGCTTCTAAAGCAAAACTAGGGTCATTAGCTACACTAGACTCTTGGGTGTTTAAACCTAAAAATGCTGGGGCTACTAATGATGCTGTTAATAAATTTTTTGCCATTATACTGTACTCACTATAAATGGTAATTCTTCTACAGTAAGAATACAAGATACTCCTGTACTTCCTGCACTCCCTTCTATTGTAGTTCCCGACTCAAGCATTACATAACCACCATCTGATTCTAATTGAATAAAATCACCTGCCCCTAAAGATTTAGAACCAAGCACTTTAATTGTTACTCCGTTACTAATTTGTAATACTACATTACTAATTGTAGAACCTGTACCATTAGAGACAAAAGCTAATATCCATTTTGCTCTTATATTATCAGGAACTGTATATAATGTACCAATACTTGTTGGTAAATTAGCTGTTAGTATGCTTCTAGCTTTCATACCAAAGACTTTCCTCCGGATGTTTAGCTGCATCTAAAGCTATTGCATCTTGTAAAGCTGCGTTTGCTCTATTGTAAGCACTTGTAGAAGCAGCACCGCCATCTTCTCCTCTTTCTTCTACAGCTAATGCATAAGCTAATAATTCAATAGGTTTAGTTGGTATGCTAAATGTATCTGCATCATTTTCTTTTTCCGCACTTCTTAGTATTACATTAAAATAAATTGTATAAGCTTTATCAGGTATTGGGTATAAATCAACTTGTGTATCTCCATCAGCACTTATTCCGTTAAAAGAATAATAGTAGGGTGAACCTGTTGCGGGTGTACTATTTAAAAAGAAATTATTAAAATCGTGTGAACTTTTTTGTTTTAAGAAAAAATTATCAGTATCATTTATAACATCTATTACTGTTAATCTATTTTGTGTACCATTAAGTTCATAATTAAATATACCATTAGAAGTTGTAGCTGTTAAAGTAGTACGAAGTCCTGACCAATTCCAAGCATTTTCTACTTCTATTAAAGCATCATTAACTAACACCCCTATTAATTTAGAGTATGTTGTTTCATTTACAGATGCTACAGTTCTTTCTCTTAATCTTTTTAAAATATTATTTACTACTTGTAAGTATGTCATTTTATAATCCTATATTAACGATATTTTTTTACTTTCTTTGCTACCTTTTTAGGTTGTGCTACAAACTGTTTACCTTGCTTATTACCTTTTGCTTTAGCAGCATTAGTAGCTCTTTTTTCAGCTGGTGTTAAAGCATCCCAAGCTGCATCCGGTAAGTATCTTCTTTTACCATTACTAGGTTTACCACTAGATGTTCTCCATTTTTGTTGAGTCCATCTAGTTAAACTTTCTTGGCTTTTAGCTTTAGGCACGATAACCGCCACCTTTAGCTTTATATTGTTTAGCTAACATTTGAGCTTTACGTGCTGACCATTGTCCGGGCTTACCACCTTTACTACCTGCTTTAATTTTATTAAAAAGATTTTTACGCATAGTAGGTTTAGTATAGTTACCTGCTTTATTTACTGTGCTTTTTCTTTTTTTCTTTACCATTTTACTTTATCCGCCCAGTAAGCTGCTGACATTTTTCCTTTAGCTATATTTTTACTGTGCCTAGCTTTAAATGATTTTCGTTTTGCTTTCATTCTTTCGGATTCACCTGCTTTAGGTTTTCCAGCTGTACTAGCCCCTTGTTGTCCAAATCTTATAGTCTTTATTTTATCACCCACTTTAGCAACAACTATATGAGATTTCTTAGGGTGATTGGGGGTACGCTTAGGTTTATTGTAACCACTAACTCCTGCTCTTTGTAATCTACTATCTTTCTTCATAGTTTAGTTATACCTCCAAAACTAGATAGCCATACTATTAAACTTATAGAAACAACACCCATAATCCACATTAGTTTTTTAGATACACTTTTACCAACTTCAGCATATACTTTTTCTAATGCTCTTTCAGCTGCTTTTTCTGCTATTCTATCTATGTCAGCTTCCGTTAAAAATTTTTGTTCTTCACTCATTAGTCTGCCTCTTGTATAGTATTACCTGCTGCTACCCAATCTTGAATTGTTTGGTAGTCTGTGTTGTCTGTTGCATTTGGAACAAATGTTACTTTATCTATATCCCATACAACTTCGTAAGATAATAAAACTCCATTATCATCTTCTATTTTTTTAACTGAAACTATATTATCTTTATTCATTTATAACTCCGCATTTAATGCTAAAAATTGTCCAGCAGCATCTTGTTGTGAACGCCCATATATTGGTATATTACCTGTTAAACCTGTTCCACTAACACCTAACCAAGCACCAAAAGTAGTTGAAGCTGCTGATGCTATTGATGGATTGTCAGTAGTATAGTCACCTAAATATCTAGCGTTAAATTTAAACCCAACTCCTCTAGCTGTTATAGACGGAGATACTCGCATTGGTCTATCAAAAGGTACTTGTAGTCT